CCAATGACCTTACCCTTAGAGTCTCTCTTGAATCCCTTGATAGGTGCGTCGGACATATCATGCTTTCCAGCCGACTGCTTACCAGCATTAGGCTTCATAGATCCAGTAGTCTGGATCTTTGCTGGGTCCATCTTAGACCATCTGCGATATTCCCCGAGTGGAGCAGGTCGTTTATCCTGCAATACATTAACGAGCTTCTGCCAAGACTTCTTGTCTAGCTTCGGCGGAAGTTGTCTCTTTGCATGATATACTTTAGTCAGGACTGCCCTCGGATCATCTTCCCACCACTTCGGAAACTTATTAGTGGCTTCATCAACCTGATCGACTTCTTCACCCATTCTTTTTTGCTTCTTCTTCTTTTCTTCTGCTTCGCGCTTCTTGCGATCATTCTCTTTAGCACGAGCCTTTGCTGCTCTATCAATCGCGGCTCGATTAGCCTTTACCTTAGCAGCAGAACGGGCCCGCTGGGCTATTCGATCTTTTCTTCGCGTGAATGCTTTCGCTTTCGATGCACGCTCGGATGGTGTGAATTCTCCATACTCCTCAACGGATTCAAGGGTTTCTTTCATATACTTCTTTATCACTTCTTTTGCTTGATCTTTTGTCATATGTCCTGTCAGTTTTTTGAGTTTTGCATCATCCATCTTGAGAGTTCTTTTTGCAATTATAAGTTCATGCCTTTTCACAGCCCGATCTCTTTGAGATTCTTCGTCAATGTTCCTTTCGACTTCTTCATTACCATAACGGTCACGGGCATTTCGATCACCAATCTCATCATAGTGCTTCCCGCCGGGTCCATAGTCGTCCTTTCGCTTTCGCCTAATCTTCTTCGACTTCTTCGGAGGACCATAACGGTCACGGGCATTTCGATCACCAATCTCATCATAGTGCTTCCCGCCGGGTCCATAGTCGTCCTTTCGCTTTTTCCCTTCACTCCAATACTGTGCTTCACTTTCCCACTCGACTTCTTCACCGTAGACCTTCCATGCAGTCGCATAGAGAACCTGTTCCCACTTGTCGCCATATCGTTTCTGGAACTTCTCTTTGCTGTTCTTGATAAACTCTTCAGCTTCTGTACCGGGAGGAGCAGCTTCTCCAATGTCATCCGGTTGACCCGGAGTAACTTTACTATAGCGATCTGCCATTTCCTTGGTGCCCCATTCTGGCGGCTTAACGTCTCGTAATCTCTTCATTGGTGTTCTCCCTATGCTCTTTTGCTGAAATGATTCCCATATATCAGCATCTAGTTTATTTTTTGAATATCCGCCAGCAATAAACGAATTAACACGATCAAATGCATGTTGATGTGCCGTCTTATTTCCATATATTGGGCTGGCTGCTAATCCTCTTAAAAATACCTCTAACAATGATGTATATGAAAGCTGACTCTTCTCTGCCTTCATCAGTAACGCATCACGATGATCTTCTTTCATCAAAAATTCATCATGCAACAACAACAACATTCTACGATATAACAAATCATCTGCCATGATATACTCCAAAACCTTATCCGTCACATCAAGAATATGTTTTCGGAGTTCCGGGTTTGGACCAGCCTGCTCCAAATCACCAAATGCTCTTTTTGTAATTGGAATATATTTTGTTGGAACAAGGCCAAAACGAAGCATGGCATTGAACCGGCGACCAGATATACTACGATCTGTAATATCAACATCGTGCGCCTCGACGATTGCATTACAAACTTCTTCATTAATCTTCATTCCACGACGAATTGCATTATAAAGTTCTTTTGAATTCTTTAGCGGAGAGCCTTTTCTGAATGAGGCATAATCTCCTTCGGCAGCAGCTTTTCTCATCTTCGATGCAGACATACCTGTCACATCATCGGCATCAGGATCTCTTTCTCCTGCCGAGATGATTTCAATCTCATCAAAATCATATTCTCTTCCATTATAGTGGTTGAGTAGCTTCTTGAATTCTTGGGCACGGTCGGCACCAACAACAAGAGACACCTCTTGATACTTCTTGTCAAGAAACTTCATGACATCAATAACAGTCTTGAGTCTTGGGGAAGCATTGATGTTCTTGGAGTGCTTGGGAAATGACTGCTTGATAAACTTGATCTTCGTTCGGAAGGTAAGAGGATTCTTCTTGGGGTCATTGGATTTGGATGCAAAAATAGCATAGTCCGCTTTTCGCGGGCCCGCTTCTTTCGCAACTCGGTCCATTACGACCTTATGTCCCGTGGTGGGAGGATTGAATCTCCCCCACGCAAATACAATTTTTCTTGCCATAGCAGGTTTCCCTTAGCCTAACTGCTGTGATATATCATTCAGCTATTTGGTGGTGCGTTGGCAGACTGCCCCTTCATCTGCTTAAATCTTTCGGCTTCCTTCTTCTTGATCTTTGGTAAAATCTTGATTGCTAATTTATTGATCTTTGCCGTGTGCTTTTCCAATCTCTTTTCAATTGACATCAACATCTGCTTTGATTCAATCTCACCCTTTGTTTTTCCGGCAGCGAGCTTCTTGAATAATATCGCTCTTGCTGCCTTCTGGGCTCGTTTCTTTAATGTCGGACCATCAGCAAATTTTGCAAGTTTTCGTTTACGAATACGCGCAATGACCTTTGCCTTTCGGCGCATCATCTGCCCTTGCTTTCTACGTCTCTGTAACGACCAAACTTCGTTCATTTACTTCTCCATGCGTATCATATATTTAGGACTTTTTATTCTTACGACGTTTGTACTCTCTCATATACAGCGCATGTGGAGTCACCTCGTCATCTGGTTTGTACTGTCCTTTATTCCACGGAACTGTCCTTTTTTTGGCTTTAGATAGATTTTCACAATGTTCCTTAGTTCTTGGGGGTTTTGGTTTTCTCATTTTTTGCTTAGTTTCTTCACTAAGATTCCAATGACGACCTAACTGATTTGCCTCACCACCTTTAGTCATATTATATTCAGCATTCTCGCTAATAATATAACTATTCTCTTTCTGGAGCGCGTCTTCTCCACAGTAAAGTTGTTCGACAACAAAGGCTTCTTTTCCATGCTTCCGCATCGAAGCATAAAGTTTAGAACGCTTCCCATTTTTTGCGTTTGAAACGTGAGCATACCATCGCTCTCTAGGCGTTCTAGAAGTATACCCCACATAACATTTTCCAGTAATAGTATTGGTAATCTTATATATGTAACTCATTTAATGATGACCTCCTATATTATATTTAGGCATCACCAGTTTTTGATAGCAGTGAAATTCTGATGTGAAAATTCCAAACGATCAACTAGCTTAATAATTTTTCCATCACGATCCACTGCCACGAAACCCTCATCTCCTGTAACCTTATATCCTGTATTTGTCTTGACAAAGGTTCTATATTGATTTGCACCACTTCCGAGCTTGCGTACAATTACATTCTTTGCATTGACAACATGTGTCTGATATTCGGCAAAGGCAATCAACGTAGACTTCGCTCTACGATAGACCTTCAGATGCTCCTGCTTCATGCGCTCTTTTGCATCCTTTGTCTTTTGCATCTTGGCCCCTGCAATATGTGTATCCCACCACTGAGTAAAATATTTTAAATATTCAACCGCATGTTTTCGTGGATTGGTAATTGCCTCTCCTGCACGAACCTTTGTGTTGCAATAGGTCTTATACGACGAACCTACTACTGCCGAGGGTAGTTTGTTTTGCATATCAATAAACATATTCAAATCCTTCGCCTTGACCTTTCGGAATGCCTTGCCAACACGAGAAAGATGGCGATCAAGTTCTTTAACTTCCTTGGGGGTAAACATCACGTTACCGGAAACATCGTGATAGTTCGCGTTGTCAAACCATACACTCTTGGTCTTTTGTAGGCCATCAATGTTTACACCAATGGATGCAGACATCTCAGGAAGCGTATCACCTGTGTATGTAGTATGCCACACCACTCCCAGTTTTGCTGCCTTGATTTGCTTTGCAAGTGCCGAGTTCGTATCCACGGCATAGACAATCGTGTTAGGCTGAAATGTAATATAGTTGATGTCATCAATCGTTTGATCAGAAAGATCGCTCTTGGTAAACATCATATCACCCTGAATGACCCCATTGATTCCCAGCTTCGACAATTCTTTGAGTGCAATCTTCAACTTATCTGAAAGACCACCGGAATATCCATACTTCTTTAGATCTGCATTAGACTTGATCAACTTGGCATTCTTGGCAAACACACCCTTGGTGCCGACAAAAAATTTCCCATCCTCGGGATCAGTTCCTGCAAAGATTGCAGGGGCCCCATCCCACTTTACATGAAGATCAACCTTCTTCTTTGACTTACCAGAAAGCATGTCCCGAATAGAACGAAGGAAGTTGATTCCAGAACGCATACCGTCAATACTATAAAAGAACACAAGATCCTCAAGGTGTTCAAGGTGCAAGTTCTTGGTCGCGTCTTCTGTCAGAAATTGATTAAATGATTGCATTATTTATTTTTATCCACAGGATGACTTATGTTTCATTTTGTTAGGTGATGTCCCTTTAACTTTTGAAACTTGTGGATTATCTGAAATAGTTTGCATGATATATGACTCTGCTTTTCCTGTAGAATCTCCTGAACCCTTCATGGAACTAGAAAATGGACGACTTGCCCATTTAAATCTAATATTAAAAACATTAACTGCCGTATCCTTATCATATACTGAAATTGCTACTTGTCCCATCTCTAGCAGTTCAACATAATCTTTTCTAACCGCCATTACTTTTTTACTTTTTTCTGGAACTTCTAATGCTACACTGTATGGGCTCATTCCGCGACCAGTAACTTTTATATATTGCGGGCCCAGATATGATGCACTAACAAAATCCTCCAACCAAAGACATACTGTGGTCCAATCACCGTGAATCAAATCCTTCATAAGTCTATCTCTACACCCTGCAATTGTTTTAAGTCCAATGTCATACATTTCATCCTTGAGTGCTTGAGCGGCTTCCGCTGTTCGGCCCGAGCCTTTGCGAGTTTTTTCAAGGACTCTATACCAGTCCTCCTTTTGTGCCTGAGACATACGATTCCAGTCTTTTGGAAGAAGACCCCCAACTTTCTTTATCATAGCGGCTTCGCCGTTTTCCACCACCTTAAAATATCCTTTACCAAATTTTTTCTCTAAATCTCCAAGACCGAAATTATAGAAAGGCACATCTTTCTCGGCAGCCCCTGTAGATTTTGCAGAATTTCCTAAAAATGAATGGCCATGACCGCCTTTAAATTTAACTAAAACATCTGTTGGATTTCTCCCAACTCCCGAAGAGGGAATTGCATCTGTAGAAAGACCCATTGCCTTTGCTATTTGTCCTTTTCCCGCTGTCCAGTATATACCTTGGTTCTCAATGGCAGACGGATTGGCGCTCGTTGCATATCCATTCTTGACAGCCCAGTTCCTAAACGCCGCAGCTTGTAATCTTGCCTTTTCATCTTCATGTTTATAAAACTCCATAGGCAGTAATTTTGCATTTTTATCAAATTCTAATTTTGGATTAGCAGCTTTATTATTAAAATTAGAAAATGGATTATTTCCCGCAGGAGGTTTCAAATGGTATCCAAGTAAAATTTCATTCACTTTACCTCTAGCATCGCTTGAAGGCTTTGTTTTCTCCTTGCTTTGGTCTGTTGGCTTTGGAATCATTTTTGCCTTTGCCATTACCACTCTCCCTAAGATAATACTATATATTTATAAGAGGCAATGGTTTCCTTATAATAAAAACCCAGAGTCTGGGTCATATGACCTAAACTCTGGGTTTATTCAGTTATTCAATTGTATTAATCAAACGCCGGGGTCGTTAGTAGCCTTACCGACATTTGCACCAAGCATGTTGATAATATTGAGAATAAAATCAACTGCCTTATTGTCAGCCGAGTTAGGTGTCATCGTAGCAACTAAACTGGCTGCGCCAACAATCTGAATAATAATCTCAAGAATCGCACTGATATTTGCACTAGTAAAAAAACCCATAATTCATCTCCTTATAACGTGTATTTGATCAAAAACACTATGTTGTATTTAGTTCACAATGAAATCCGCGAATCCGCCCTCTCGACTATTTCTCCCAGGGGAAGCAGAAAGACCGTCATCCTGCATCAAATCATCCTGTGCATCGTCCTCACAATCAAACAACCTCATTTTTGAACGATCTACACCAA